TTGATAAATCTCAATCCGCAGTCTGGCTGGACTCTAACTAGCTCCTTTGGCCTTATCAGCCGGGGCAACGGTAACCGTTTAAAATCTTAGGAGGCAGCCATGACCAGAGTCACTACGCAACAGAAGATGGGCTCGTACACCTACCAGTTTGGTACCCAGAATATCGGGACCTTTGCTAGCGTGGCGTTCGAGCATCGATTGGAACGTGCGGACCCGGCTCCTGGCCAGCGCGATGGGGGTTGGATTCACCCCACCAACTACTGGGCCTCCCGAGCAGACGAGATACATCCATACGGGGAATGGAAGGTGACCAAGTTCAAGAAATTGAACATTTACAAAGGTCATCTTGCACAACTCGCGGACGCGTCTCCATCTGCTCCCGGTTACAGCTTTACATCGTTCGAACAGAGAGTCGCTAATGGCGCTTACATCAAGGCCCTCAACGAGCTCTTGGGGGAAGATGCCTTTAACCTTGCACAGAACATCGTGGAAAGGCAGCAGGCTATCGACCTGGTTGCAGATCGCTTTGGTTCTATTGTTAAAAGCTACCGTTTCCTTCGAAAGAAGAAATGGAAACAGGCTTTCAGAGCACTCGGCCTTCACGGGCAAAAAAATCGCTCGGCGCGCCAGCGAGAATATCCTGGCGTGGAACTTTGGTGTCGCACCTCTCGTCGATGACATAAAGTCGGCCGTCCGGATGTTTCAATCGGACGGTCCCGATCAGTTTGTTATGGTCAAGGGGTCAAGTCGCGAAGGTGAGTTGGGACGCGCCAAGATAGTAGATCAGAATAACGGCAATTTGCCGCGTCGGATCCACTTTTCAGAAACGCGCTACGCGCAGTGCAAACTGTGGGTACGCCCGGATAACTTTCAGGAAATCCGCAACGCCGCAATGGGTCTTAATAACTGGCCACTTCTTGTTTACGAAGTCATACCTTATAGTTTTTTGGTTGACTACGGTTGGGCAATTGGTAACTGGTTATCGGCCCTTGGGGCAACTAGCGGGTGGTCCTTTTACTCCGGCTATCTAATGGAACGCACCGAGAATCTGTCGGTATACGAAGGGCTGTCTACCAGTAACAATGGCCAGAGTACTTTAACTGGTCAGCGTACTATGAAGCAGTTCCGACGGACCCGACTTATGACTTTTCCAACTCCAGGGCTCCCGGGTTTTAAGAACCCGTTCTCCCTTATACACGCCCTAAACGTCGTCGCTCTTGTTGGCGTTCGTACGTAATAGAATCCGGCGTTTCCCTTTTAACCGATCAACAACACACATAGGTGTTCTATGACAGCTTTTGCTGACCTTGTCCTTAATGATGGACTCACCACTCCCGTTGCTCGCACTTTCAAAGCACGGGCCAATGTGGGAGGAAAATGGACCTGGAAATACGAACTTGGCGGAGCCCCTTCGATGGGGTACCCGACTTGCACGACCCAGACCTATTTCTCCAAAGACCTTAACGGAGTCAACAGGCACGAGTTCATCACTCGTATCCCGACTCCCGATACGGTCGTCGCCGGCGTAGCCCCAAAGCTCGCTTATTTCTGTGAAGCGCGAACTTCGTTCACCACAAGTGAGCGGAGCACAGCTGCCGAACGGGGAGACCTTCTCGCGTTCCATGCCAATTTTTTGGCATCAGTGCGCGCGAAGGAGATCGTCGTGCAGAATGACCCACCTCGTTAAAGGGTGGGCGCCTGCACGCATATCGTCCTCGTGACGTTAAGCTGTCCCGGGTTAACCCGGCATCTCCGTATCCTTATAGGTAATCCACCATGGATAAAATTGGATGGCGCAATCAAGGCCACCGTGTTAATAGGCCCCTCGATCTCGAGGAGTTTTATCGCCGTCTCCATAGTTGTATCGGAGGCAGCGGTCCTCGAGGCCTAGCTTGGGACTTGGAACTCCCAAGTCGCGATCTCAGCTCTACCGATTTCCGTACCGAGTATTTATGGTCGGAAATCGCCAGCAAGTTTGAGAGCGGCAGTATATCGCCGCAGCGTCGAAAGACTGACGCTATCGCGCAGTTCCGTGAATCGGAAGAGGCATGCAAGGCCGCAAATCGCAACCTCGGT